TAGAAAACAACAGTGGCGTTGGCAGTGTGGTTATAGAGATGCATATCAAGTTTGTATTTTATTTTGGCCACATGCACACGTGAAGTTAGAGAAGATACAAAAAGTTATTGATCACTATTCTCCTTATAAAATAATGAATGGTAATGTAGTTGATCTTCAACATTATAGAATGTGGATGAATTTAGAATGAGTTGTTTATCTTTAATGTTAGCTTTATCTATGCACATAGGATTAGAAGGTAAGTATAATTCTATACACCCACACGCACGTTGCGAGAAAGATGCGTTGATATCTGGAGTATATTACAATAGCGAAGATAGGATCTCAACTTATGTTGGATTACAACATAATGGTTACGAGTTAGGTTTAGTAACTGGTTATACATACGAAGATGTAATACCTATGATTAGATATAAAAAAGATAATTGGTTTGTTGCACCGGCGATAGAAAAGAATGGTGCACGTGGACTTGTTATTGGATTGGAGTTTTAATGACAGCTGGATATGGAATAGGATTTTTAGCCATTGGTATGTTGGGAATAGTTATAGGTGGTTTTGTAGCGTGGTATATTATTAACGAGGTAGAAAAAAATGACGAAGAATAAAAAAGGTTTTAAGTGGGACGGTAAATCTAGAGTTGTAACTGATGTGTATCGTAAAAGATTTACTGAGATCTTTGGTAAAAAAATTAAAGAGGATGAAGAGTTAGAAGGATACTATATCGATGATGATGGTATAAAGGTTCTAACTAANAANAAATGATGGACGATAAAGACTTAAAAGAATTTCATAACATTGGTATGCCTATCCCGAANTCGGAAAAATACAACTATATCAATGGTAAACAGATCACGGACCACGAAACAGGGACCAGGGTCTATGAGATAAAAAATGATAGACTTCCTAGCGTGACTACGATATTAGGGGCCACAAAAAATCAACAATTCATAAAAGATTGGAAAGCGAAAGTCGGTGAAAAAGAAGCAGACAGAATTAAAAATTTATCTAGTAAGCGAGGGACTAGCATGCACAAATTCCTCGAGTCTTATATCCAAGGAATTGGGTACGATGATCTTACAGGGCTCGGACAGGAGGCGAAAACCATGGCCGAAAAAATTATTGAGGTGGGTCTTACGCCAGTGCAAGAGTATTACGGTTCTGAGATCACGTTACACTACCCGGGTCTATACGCAGGTTCAACAGACTTGGTATGTTTGCATAATGATATGGAGACTATTGTTGACTTCAAACAAAGTAACCGTCCGAAGAGGGAAGAATGGGTCGAAGACTATTACCTGCAGATTGCAGCATACGCCATGGCCCATGACTATTATTACGGGTCCAACATACAGCAGGGAGTTATCATGGTATGCACGCCTGACCTATATTATCAAGAGTTCAAGACACAAGGAGCAGATCTTAGAGCCTGGAAACACAAGTTTCTTAAACGATTAGACATGTATCATGAACTAAAATTTGATGAGAAAGAGATAATGAAACAAGGAGATTTACAAACTTTACTAAAGGAGATGACAGATGAACGAAAGACTTAGAAGTGTAATGGTAGCCAGATACAAGGCTGTCATAGAGGATGCTAAATACAAGATAAAATGTTATAGCGACCAAGAGATAATTATACCCGAACACCCGGATATCACGTTAGAGATAGACAAATTGCTAGAAACAATGTCAAATGCAGAAGAAAAGTTGGCAGTAATTGATTTATATTATGGCAACAATAAGGCAGATAAAGCTATTCTGTAGCCAGTGTATATGTATGGTAAAAGTTTTAAAAAAAAAAATAAAAAAAGTTGAAAAAAAAGTGTCTTTTTGTCGTTTTGGGCTATAAGTGTTGGTATACAACAATAATAGTTGCCAAATTGTGCTAAAAAAAAGTGTCATCCGACAGATTATTTTGTCACTTTCAGATTGCCCGCGCGAAAAGCGATTTAGTTTGGCCTTTTTTTTGATTTTTTTACCATACATATACAAATATGAAAACATTAAGGTTGATGACAGAAAAAGATTTTTGGGATATATTCCACAAAAAACATAATCCAAAATACCATGCCAAGAAAAACAAGACGAAAAACAAATACCAATCCAAGCGTAGAAAACAAGATACCGTTTGCTAAGTATCGTGTTGAGTGGGTCGATTGCGTTAGTGACAGTGGCTGGGCTGACGAGAAAGAATTTACCAAGATGAAGTTAGCTAAACCTGTAAACGAAGGTTGGATATTTTCTAAAGACAAAGAGTCTATTAAGATGTTTGCCTCTTACGACAAAGAAGATGATGGTAGTTTTACTTTTGGGGATCGGACGATGATTCCGGCTTCGTGGGTGAAGAAGATGACGAAGATTCAATAACTTCATCTGGCAATGCCTCAACAACCTTTGCATTCAGAATCGGCGCGTAGTCATCTAATATTTTTTGCATTTTTAGTTCTAGCTCTTCCTCTGATAATTCTTCTAGCTTACCTGTTTTTATTATCTTTCGGTCTATGTATAGTCCTGCAGCCATACCTCTGTTCTTTTCAGCGTTGGTTGCAGCAGAGAAAGCACCCTTCTTCAAAGCCTCTTCTCTAATCTTACCAAGTTCTGCTACGTGTTTGTCGTATGTAACTTCATACTTTTTAAGTTTCTCTTCTCGTAACGCACCTATGTATTGCACGACCAGCGGAGACAGTCTAGGGTTCTGTAGTTCTGATGCTTCTACTCTAGCACGCTTCTCACTGTACCCAGCAGCTATTGCCGCGTCTGCACCTGTGGTCCTGCCTTCGTTGAATACTAAATATTCTGCAAATCTTTTTTGCATTTCTGTTAATCTTTTTGGAACACCCATGTTGACATTTTAAGGTAACATGTCTATATTGTCAACATATGAAAGACGTAATAGACTTTGAGAAAGCCAAGAATGAAAAGGGCTATCATGATTTAGAAGCAACAATAGATAGATTGCGTAATAACATTCGTGATTTGTTATCTATGAATACACAATACAAAACAGAACTTGCAGATCAAATAGTTAAGATAAACAAATTAGAGCAAGAGGTAAAAGATTTAAAAAAAGAAAGATCGGATTACTACGGTGCTAGTTAGAGACTTACAACAAATACTTGGAAACTTTACAGACAAGTTTAACAAAGGTGCTGGCAAGGTAGAAGGTAAAGGTAATGCTATCATGTATGCGAAAGTATATATTGATTTAGGCAATGGCAGATTATCTGAGATACAAAAAATAGAAGCACAAGAGAATACTTTAATAGGAGCTAAAGAAGGCGTAAGAGTTGTACTAAAACCACAACCACAAAATAAATCTAAAATAATTTTATAGAAAGGAGTTACTATGTTTGAAATAACAGAAGACCAAAGAAAACAATTGCTGGCCTATATGTGGTCGAGACCGTACGGTGAAGTTGCACAATTAGTTGCAATGTTAGCGTCATTGAAGTCAAAAGAGAATGACAATGCTACCTCGAAAAACTAGGTGGGACCAGAGGCTAAATTACATAAAAATCTTGTCAAAGCAACTCCTAGAATTGTATGGAATAGGTTGGAAAACCTTAGCAATGTTGGTTGTCCTGATCTATTGGGGTACAATGCTTTTCATACCTTTTTTACAGTAGAGTTAAAAGTAACCAAGGGTAAAAAATTAAAGTTTAGTCCACACCAAATTGCGTTTCACGTGAAACATCCTGACAATACATTTATCCTAGCAGAGACCCTCAGTCCAAGAGCCGTGAATCGTTTTCACATGTACCGTGGTTCAAGAATCCTGGAGCTTGACGCTTGTGGCTTGAAGCTTGATGCTTGTAGCTTGGGGCTTGACGCTTGCAGCTTGATGCTTGACTCGCTTGGAGCTTGAAGCTTGTTGCTTGTGGCCCGGACCAGTCGAACGCTCTCCAGGCTCCGTCGAGTCCTCTCTTAAGCTAATTGACTGATCCGATTTATTACGCTTGCGTAATTCTTTATAATATTTTGGATGTTTGAATTCGTGCATTAATGTTTACCGTATGAAACTACTTTTACAGCAGGGTCCCAGCATTGTCTACAGTCTCCACACTTGCCGCCCTGGTTAGGTGCCGGACAGCTCGCGCCAGTGTCAACAACCATCGAAGAGTTGGGCCACGTGTCCACCCGCTGGCCCATCATAGGAGGGCTGAACCTGATCACCAGGTTGACTGGCTTCCGGTCCAGCTCGTTCTTGATCCATGCTTCACGGGTTGGCAGCCAGTGCCTGGTGTCCGGTGTAGCTTCGCAGATCTTATAAATATTGTTTAAGTGTTCTAAGCTCTGTACGTCTCCGGCGTCGTGCCATCTAAACCACTTCTGGCGCTTGATGATTGTTATCATTGCATCCACCCACAGCGGTGATTTCATTGCCTCCAGTCTCCGGTATTGTGCTTCTTTGATTGCTTTGTATCTTGTGTAGTTGCCCTTCAATGCGTAACAGCTGGCGCAGACGCTGCCAGGAATTTTTCTTAACTTGCTCCCGGTCTTGCATTCCCACGCTGGCAGGCTATAGCTCAGTCCAGGCATTTTGCTTGTTCTTGTAAATGAGTCTGTTATTTTAATTGCTTCTTTTACTTTCATAATTCTTTCTCCTATATACTCCTATAACATTATAATACTTTCTTGTCAAGCTTGCGGCTTGAAGCTTGCAGCTTGGGGCTTGTTGCTTGCGGCTTCTCCATCTTAAAACAGTCGGCCAGCTTAGAGCTGCCCAGGCTGTCTATAAACTCTTCACACTTCCGGATATAAGCGGGACTGAGATCCCGCTTATCATACAAAAAATAGTTTAATAAACTATTGTGACTACTTCTTACTTTTCTGCCCATCTCTTCTTGCTCTCTTCCTGGTCCTCTCTGATCATCCTGATAATGATGTCCAGCGAGTCAGCGATCCTGGACAGCTGAGCTGTTTGCATGTACAGCCCATCTGTTACTGTTTGATATTTATCCTCCGGTGCAGCTGTCGAAGCCATACTGCCGTTTGTTACTGTTGCCATGTTTCCTCCTATTTCTTTCTAAATGCATCCTACACTATCCCGGAAGCATTGTCAAGCGCTTGTTGCTTGGAGCTTGCGGCTTGCTAATTAAAATCATTCTAAAGTGGTTGATGGATCTAGATCCTCAAAGCAATCAACCGTTGCTCATGACCAGTGACGATTTACGATACACGAAGCCGCGCGCATATGCTGCTGGTGTAACCACGCTCACTGATCCCAGGTCCAGCACGATTTATGATACACGAGCCTACGCGTATATGCTGGCGGTGTATCCACCTACTAGACCAGGGATCAGTTGCAGTTGCGAAAGGTAGGTGTGAACAGCACCTTGTTTTACAACTGCAAGTTGTCCCAAAAAAATCAGTTTTAAAAGTTAGTCCGATCTGTCGTTTTTAAGGATCTGAATAATCCACCATTTAAAAAAAGTTTTTTCATAAATCCTATATAATCCCTTGACTTTATTTTGTCAATAGTGTATTTAAAAAAATATTAACGAAAGGAAAATATGCAAAATAAAAGACTAACACTCAATGCAGAAAAAAGAAAAACAATAGAAAATGTTTTTCAATCTCATTGGG